AGGGGATCTTTATTATCACCTCGTACAGTACGGATGTAATATGGAGAGTGACGAGCATGTATACCACTGGCACTGTCCACCAACTGCGAGACAGTACCCGAAGGCTTGACGCAGGTAATAGCAGCAGACTGAGGTATACCAAGCAAAGAAGCATATTCATCGTTAACAGCCACAGCGACAGTTCGTAAGTCATCTAATAGTTTCTCCAGGTTAGAGTTGACTGAGGTCATCAATGGGTTGTCCATGATACCTGTCAGAGACACACCAAGCAATCTCTCTTCTTCAGTATTACGTTGCCACACTTTACGCAGGTATGGAAACTTTGTGTACGAGCTTTGGATTGTCCCAAGTATTGTGGCGATCTTGACCTTGCGCTCCAAGTCTTTAGCCGTATCAGTGGCACGAACAACAACCTCCGTAAGATTACAGAACTGGTAGGGTCTAAGTATGATTTCACTACATGGATTAGTTCCGAACTGCCAGTCAGGATCACGTCTACCATACTTAGCAGCTTGTGCTTTAGATGCTTCACGATTAAAGATACCTCTCTCACCTGACTTACTTTCTACTAGAGCAGTCCACTCACGCATAAATGTTTCTATGTCTGGCTTCTCTGTGTAAGATACAGAGTTGTTAGCCAACGCTCTGTGAGGTGCTGTCTCCCACCACTGCCCTGACTTAGCGTGACGCATACGATCATCACTAAGGTTAGACAGAGAGATCATAGCACTACGTCTGACACCACCTACTACAACTATCTGACCGATGAAACACATCAAGTCGTGACACTCCATAGAGGACAGCTTACGGCCTTGTGCATTCTTGAATGTCTGTACTGAGAAGTTAAACAACTCAACAAGAGGTCCAGGTCCACTAGCTCTACCACCAAATGTTTTGAGTCTAGCACCTGCAGGTCTGACCTTTGATACGTTCCACTTTGGTATCTCACCTGCCCATAGTAATGCTAGCAGTTGACGGAATGCTTTAGCCCAACCTTCTTTGCTATCCTTAACTACGATGGTAGTCTCACTGTCAAACAGTTGAGGTACTTCTGGTAGCTGCTGCACAAACTGACGCTCCACGCTGAAGCCTACGCCTGTACCACACAACAGTATGAACATAGCCTCATCGAAGGACTTGGGGTCATCAACTGGTAAATAACTACAGTTGTACCCTGCTGTGTTGTCTCTGTCTAGCGCAGCACCACTAGTCATCATGGCTCTCATGCTTGGCATTACATCCAAGTTAAGTATAGCTTGCTCTATCTGATTAACCCACGAGTCGTTGCCTAGCTTTGGACGTACCACGTTGTCAACGTAGCGCCCTACTGTTTCAGCCCATGACTCACGGCCTTTGCCATCCACGTACTTTGCGTAGCGTGATTGATGTATGAATGATTGATAGTCCGTTGGTAATAAGTTACTCATTTATCCTCTCCTATATTCGTAGGTGCGTACACCTCACCGTTATACTTACTTCCTGTTGCACTTTTGCCTGTCTCTACTCCGTTGTTACATTTAAAAACTACAAATAGTAGAAAAAATATTGCTACTAAAGTAACTCTCTTTGACCAAAGTATAAACAGTTCAAATGTTTTCTTTGCTTCTATCTCTGCTGCTTCTGATGGTTTCATTGTGGGTCAGTCCAAGGGTAGCAGGGTACTATGCTTTGCTTACAATACTTTGCGTTGTCTACTAGCAGCACAGGCAACACACAGATCACAAATACACAAAAAAGAAAAGGCCATATCAAACCTTTCATGTCACAGTAGTTCATCTATTATCTCCGCTTCCTTGTATAGTTCCTCTATCCTGTCTGCTCTTCAGCTTTGACAAGTTCTTTAACGCCACCTCTGCCATGTCTATCTCTAGGTCACGACACAGCGCAGCAATATACCACAATACATCACCAATCTCTGCAGCAATAGCATCCTTGTTGAACGTACCATCACGCAACATCTTTTTGATCTTACCCTGTACCTCACCTGCTTCATTACCCAATCCCAACGCAGGGTAAATAATAGGATCAGTATAGATAGCAGTCTTAACTGCTTGCTCTTGATAGTATGACATGTCAATTATAGGTGACTGCATGTCTGCAAAATGATCCATGTCTTCCTGTGTTATCATTGTCTCTCCTTCACTACTAAATTCTGTATTCTAATATCATCTACATCATGCATAACATTACTTACTAAGTCATGCACATCTTCTGTATGTCCTTCTTCGTGAGAAGATAAGAAGTTGTTGTCCTCATCTACCTCCATCACATACGTGACGCTAAACTTGCGTATCATTTGTGCTTCTCTTTATATACCTCAATAAGTTTATTCAAATACCATTGTGCCTTTTGTAAATCTTCTAGACCGTTCTTGTATTCATACCTCCACACGTACTTCAGTATGTTACCTTGTAGGTATCCTTCTTTGTTATGGTTAGTTGCAGCAAGGATAGCATCAATACATTCTATACCTGCTTGGTTGTAATGAGGTGGGCTGTTTACTAAATCAGTCATGCTTCTCCTAACGTCTTTGTCCACTTGGTTAACTTAATTATGTTACCATCTGTGGTATACTCTCTTTCTTTCGCAAGTGCAAGTTCTGATTCAGCATACTGTTCAGGAAACATTTCTTTTAGTATAGTATGCCTTGCGTCATCAAAGTACTCCACAAGTTCAGGGTATTCTTCTAGCACTACTGTAGTTGCAGCCATAGTTAACGCATAGTCCATAGCATTTCTAACTGCTTCAGGATTTTTTGATTCACCAAATACCAATCCTGTTCTTAGTATTCCTGTCCACTCATCCTTTTCTAGCTCAGGACTTATGACTATAGCTACATCACCGTCCTTTATTTCGTAACCCATTAGGTTCTCCTTTTAACTATGACACGCTGATGTTTCATCCGCTTGCCTTTTTCTATCAGCCATCCTTCAGGTATGATACGATGCGCCCACTTAAAGTTCTTCTGTTCACACCAATCACAGTATCTTGATTTAGCTCCTTTGTATAGCCTGGCTTTAGCGTTGCTGAATACAAACCTGATGTCTAGCTTTGGATGTTGCCTCTGTATCTCTATGTGTTTGCGTCTATCTGATGCGCTAAATATTCCTTTAGTCTCTATTATTATTCCGTTATCTAACTCAAAGTCAGGAGTGTATGTGCGGTAGCGTAAGTCTTCCCACTCTATCTTTATCTTCTCATACTCTACTGACTTCTGTCTTGTCTTTAGAAACGCAGCAGCCTCTTGTTCAAGACCGCTACGATATAATTTTTTATTGTGCCTACGCTGCAAGGCCATCACCTATGAAAACATAGTCAACTTGTGGTGGGTTTTTAGCCTTGGATACCCTTGAAGGTAGTGTCTTTAAACTATCCCAACACTTATGCTTGAAGCTACAAAACTTACATGCACTGTTAAGTACCAGGTTACCTGATTGCTTCTTAAAGTATGTCTCAGGTACAGGCTCAAAGCATCTTTTGAAAGGCTCATCTTTCTCTATGTAGTTTACCGTTTCTTGTATGTCCTGTATTACCTGCTCAGAGTCAACCTCCGAAGCACTGACATACTTAAACTCACCGTTGCCTTTGTTGACCACCCACCAACCGCCTACTTCTTTTCCTGCGGCCTTAGAATAGCCCACTAATTGTGGTATGTAACCGAAGCCATCACCCTTCTGTAAAGATTCGAATGAGTCAAACTTGTTAGCGTATGACCAAGGTGATGCAGACTTAACATCATCTATCTTGCCATCCATTTCCATGTCGTACTCACCCTGTATCTCCTGTCCATCGGGTAGCTTGAGTGTGACAGTATCATTGTCTTTGAACTCAGCACCTGCTGCACGTAGCAACCCTTTGAACACAGCCTCAACTAGATCACCTAGTATCATGTTCATCAGGAAGTGTGGAGGTAAGGGTATCTTATCTTCAGGATCATTCTTCTCGAACCATAGCTGACACTTGGGCTTACCTATATTAGACATACGCAGTCTGAACGCATCACGTGGTGGTGAGTTAAACTGTTTGTCCAAGGCAGCTTTAACATCGGAGGCAACCATATCGGCTACCTCCTTTGTCATTGTAGCTTCACCCTTCATAGCCTTTTGCAAGTAGCTAAAGACTTGTAGTTCAGCAGGGTGATTCATTACTCATCAACCTCTACGAAGTCATTGTTGAGTATGCCCTCGACAAGTTCTGCTTCACCTGCCAAGACCTTATCGTTAGAGCGATCATGGTGTAGGTCAAGTATCTTACCATTGCTATACTCAATGAGTTCTAAGAAGTCTTTCAAGGTATCATTGTCATCACTAGAAAGTTCAACAGCGTCACCTGTGGTAGCTTTGATCTTACCAAACTTAGCACCTGTAGGTATGCTGTCTTCCACACCCTCTAGATTTATAGTAGACATGATGGGTAACATGTTCTTCTTCTTGAAGTTATTCATTACACCATTGATACTCTTTAAGCTGTCACGATTCTTTACATCCATGACAAATGGTATGGACTCTACTTTGTCCAATGGTTCACCCTTCTCATTCATAGGGCTGTCCAGTGTGACAGTACCGTAGTACACAACGACACGCTTGACTGAGCGTATCACTTGCTTGGTTGCATCATCCAGTGCATTGAAGTCTTCGATGTAACCAGTAGGTCTACCTAAGTTGAACCC